CTGTTGGATAGATTCCATTAAACTGGTATGTACGAATAGGTACACCTGTCTTTGAGTACTGAATTACTTGAGCCGTTGATTTATATAGAAAAGGCGATGCAGAACCAAAAGCTCTGATATTGCCTTGGAAGGTATTAATCTTATTTGACCATTCTTCTATTGCATTACGGATCAAGAAGTCTTCGTCGTTGATGACTGTGACTTGCCAATCGGCATATGTACGGTCACCAGCAAGCTTGATCATTCTTCCAAAATATGGAACTTGTACCATACCGAGTTCTGCTTGTGGTATAGCTGTAGCTTCGCACATGAATGGAAACTTAATATCTGCTACAGAGTTTGCAGGATTCTGTAGAGTTACTTGAAAGAGTGCTGGACGCGCTCCATCAAATAACATTTGACTTTTAATTTCATTTATATTAAAGGCCATGTAAATTCTCCTCGTTAGTTAAACCTATTTATTAAATGGTCCCCTAGAACTTGCCAACAACTTCAGAGAATTCGACACCGGTTCTAACCGCTACGAAGTTCAACTGGATGAAGTTGATTGCGCGAGCTGGTTTGATGTAGATGTCTCCTACAAATTCGTTGCGATCAATGACTTCACCGGTGTTGTTTGACTCATCGCAAACAAGTTTAAAGTCGTAGATACCGCGACGACCTTGGACGTCTCTTAGGAAAGGTTCAACTAAGTTTCTAAACTGAGCTCTTGTGAAAGCATCATTAAATTCGAATAGAGCAAACTTCGCAGCTGTTGCAATTGCTTTTTCAAGAACAATAAACAAGCGACGAACGTTGATTCGATCGAATGCACTTGGCTTGCCAAGAACTGTCTTATCGCCAAATAGGATTGTACCTTGACCTGGGAAAATACAGACTGGATTGACATCGCTCTTATAAAGGATATCACGATCTGCTTTAGCAGGATTATAGGCAAGCTTGATGATGTTCTTGATCTGACCACGATTGAAACCGGCTGGTGACCACCATGGATCTCGTACGTTATCTGTACGAACAGCAAGACCAGCGATATCGCCATTTAGAGGAATCCAGCGATATACGTCGTTATACTTGTCATACTGATACTTATAACCAGAATCCATGACAGCGTAAGAAGTAGATGTTAGAGCATTGCGGAAACCTACGACGTCTGTGACTTCTGTCTTGGCAGTATTATTTACAACATCGTCTTTGTCTGGCGAAATGAAGATTACACAATCTTTACGAACTTCAGCAATATTATTGATTAGATAATTTGCAAGTTGAGCCGTGTTTGAAGATCCACGTGATTTACCTTGAAGAATCAATGATACGTCGATATCTTCTGCAGATTTATATAGATCATACGCTCGAGTAAGATCGCCGACTGCAATAGTACTTTCAGTAGCACCATCTGAACCTGTAACAAATGACATAGTTACTGGTTTTGAGTTCGTTGAGCTAGCAATACTAGTAGCAAGTGCATTCGCAGAACCAGAGCGATCGTTAATGTGCCAAATATAATTTGAATTCTGATTAATAACTTCTTTATAATAAAGGCTATTACCATCTTCTGTCTTTGCATCTCTAGCTCTTGAAAGACCTCTAAAGGTTTCAAGAATTGTGCCAGGAACACCTGTAAACTTACCATCTTCATCAGCAACTACTACATGAACTTCATCTACCGCAGCAGTATTACCAAATTTCTTGGTATAAACAGATGTACCAGGAGCTTTATCTACTGCATTATAATATTCCCAATTTCTTGTAACTGTATTTGCATAATAGTTGCTTGAAAGGGTATAGTTAGACTCTAGATTGATAAGGAAGGTAGTATTACCAGCAGCATACACTGCGTTTGCAGCAAAAGCAGTAATGCGTAGATCTTGTGTACCGAGATTAGTATTACCGGCTTTTAGAATACTACCAACAATAAATGTATTTGCTATGATCTGTTCTAGACCATACTGAGCAGAACCAGAAGTTGCACCTGTATCCCAACTTCCAGCAGTATTGCCAATAAAAATAGTAGCTTGATTTGACCCAACTGTAAATACGATACCAGCATTTGCAATTTTTGTACTATCATTAACATTGTAAGAAGTGTTATTAGCAACAAACATATTCAAGTTAGAACCATATGCATTTACAGAATCACATACAGAAACTTTGAGTGAGTTACCAAGAGCACCAGGATATTTTGCAGCGTATAATACGTCTGTGTCTGGAGCGCTACCGCCGCCTACATCATAATTTTTGTCATAGTCATCAGAATTCTTGATAGTAATTGTGTTGGCATAAGGTCCAGTATTACCTACAGCTGAAAGAACACCCGTAACACCAGTAGTGTCAGTAGTGTTAGCAGCGCGACTTACATAAAGCTTATTGCCATATGCAAGAAAGTTTGCAGCTGTAAAAAATGTTTCTGGATTAGTGCTATCTGGTTTGCCGAAGCGAGCAGCGAGCTTATCTTCTGAATCTACGAGGATGGCGTGACCGATTGGACCCCAACGGAAAACGCCAGCGATCGCACCTTCTGTGGTGGATACCGCAGGAACTATAGTGGTTAAGTCAATTTCAGATACATTGACTCCAGGGCTGACTTGAAATGGCATGGTTTATTCTCCCTTACGAAAAAACGTTAGCAGATTTGTATGTATATGCTATGTTCTATTTATTATTTTATGATTTTAATTAGCTAAAAATGGATCAAACTGATCAGGAGAAACGTCAATCGGTTCATTTCCATACGACATATAGCCTTCGTCGACTATAAATGGTAGAAGGTCATCTTCCATTGCCGCTTCAACCAGAACCTTATGAACATCGTTTTCAGACATGTCTTTAAAATAAGGTTGGTTGATCAACCACGAGAATAATACTAAACCCATAACGAGATCGTCGTTTCCGTCTTCAGCTTGAAATGTATTTCTCACGCTTACAAACCTAAACAATTCGTTGATGGTGTCAAAATCACATACTAAAAGCTTATCGCTTTCTATCAACGTTTTTAAGTTACTACATCCTATACGCTTTACTTGGGTAGTCGTTCTGACGCCCATTTGCGTTCTTGTTCCAAATCCTCCTGTCAATTTTTGTCCGGCTGCTATCGATTTATCGACGGTCAATATGCCTTCATATTCTAAGTCATAATGTAAACTATCAACGACTTGTTTTCCTATATCATTGATTTCTACTAGAATCAGAGCTTCATTATAATAAATTCCAATATTTCTTATAACATCTGGAAAAACTAGAGTATGGATTATATTGTTCTTATATGTTGCGACCTGTCTGTATGGAACAGACGTGATGTCGATCACTTGACATATAGAATAGTCTAATCCAGCACCTTGAGCTACGTCAACCGTAATGATGTATTTATTATTTTTAACCGGAGCAGTATAGACCTTAAGGTCTGATCCAAAATATGGAACCGTCTTAATCGGATAAGTGAACACTAATGTCTGCAGTTTGGCGGGATCAATAAGTGTATTTGATGAACCTAAGAACTCGCAACCATATTCCACCCTAAACTGTTGTTCAGAAGTATTACGAATGGTTTCAAGTTTCCATTTCTCATCACGGCCGGGAGTATCTGACCAATGAACGTCGATGCCATGATAATCGTTCTTATTGTCTTGACTATCTGCCCACAATTTATAGAATAGATTCAATCCATTCGGAGTAGAAGTAATCAGTACCTTTGAAGTAGAACCTGATGAGATCGTAGGATATACTGATGCGAAGAACTGTTCCTGTAAATTATTTGGAACGAACGCAAACTCATCGAGATAGATCATATTGAAAGATCCACCGCGGATTGCTGAAGATGATGTTGCAGACGCTAAGATCTTAGATCCATTTTCAAGTTCAATATTACCCTTGTTCCATTCAACTACACCTTGCTGTAGCCATTTAGGAAGATGTTCATAAGCAAACTGAATGCGAGATAGAATTTCACGAGACTGAGCAGCTTTATGGGCAAGAATAGCTACATTATAATTTTCATTGAAAAGAGTATGCCATAAGATTACGCCAACGATCGTAGTCGTTTTACCACACTGCCGAGGCATCTTACATATAACAAAGCGATTACTGCACGCAGATTCAACTATACTCTGTTGATATGGATATAGTTTAAATGTAACAAGACCAAGATCGATGTTGACGATCTTTACATAGTTCTGAATGAAATAGACTGGATCCTTAGCACACTTTACATATTCTTGAATCTGTTCAGCTGTAAAGTTGATCGCTACATTGGATTTCTTGATAAGTGGATTACCAAGATAACTATCAGAAGCCATATTATTCGCCCTTCAAAAGTTTCTGAAGCTCTGCAGTAGATCCTATGAATAGATTATTAGTGACGTTATTGTTATCAATCTTATTTTCAGCTTTCTCTATTCGCTTTTTCTTTTCAGAAAGTTCAAGCAAATCTTTATTTGAGGCCGATAAAGAATTAATCAACGTAGAAACTACTTCATAACTTCTTGGATGCTGAGATAAGTCTGCCACTTCTATCATCTTATCTAATGCCAGACTTCCTTTTTCAAGAATACTTCTTAGGTTCTTTCGAGCAAACGTATAGTCGTCATCTTCTTGAAAATGTTCTATAGTAACTTCTTCAAACTCTGCGATGTCTAATGCGTCTGATATGATCTTATCTGATGCGTTCATGTTATTGTATCCGATATTCCATCAAAATCTATTATGTATCCATAGTCATCATTGGCATCTATCAAAGAAATGTCTATACTAGCAGATGCATTTGCTGTAGGAGAACCATTTGCTAATAGTCCTGGAGTTATAGTTATTCTTTCAGCTATAGGTGTCCCTACTGCTTCATCTGCTGGAGTATCACCAGGAGGAACATATAGATTAGTGTAAACTCTCTTGATAACTCCGCTCTTTCTGATTGGTCCAAAGAGTTGGGCTTTTAGAGTAAAACCTAATGACCATACAATAGCGCGTCGATTTATAAAATCACCTTCATATGTGTCTTGTAAACTCGTAGTGTTCAAGATAACTGGAACGTCCACATTTAGACCTAAATCAGGAATAAGATTTAATGTCATATTCCATTGCGGAGTAAAGTATGGCAATATCTGCTCTACGATTCGTGTAGCATCGTCATTATTCTTTGTCATAATATCAAGAGTTATGCCTAAATTATAAGGCACGGGTTGATATTGATACAATAATTGTGAAGTATTAGATGAGCTTTGTTTTACATTTCTATTTAACGTATTAAGCTTGCGTTCTGGATCATATGAAATATTGACGAGTTCAAAGGCCATGCGAGGAAGCACCATTGAAAACGGTCGATTTAATTCTGGGTCGCCTTCTAATCTTGCTAAAAACTTTTCTTTGGGGCCATAAGACAATGGCACCTTCATCGTCTGAATAGTTTCATTGCTTGAATTTACGCGATTAATGTGAATATCATTAAAAAGCGTACCAAAAGCAACTATGTATTTTCTTATGGTGCCATGATAGTAAGTATTAAACATCTTAATAAGTTCCTTCTGAGAATGGATCTCTTTCAGAGAAATCTAATACATTATCAGCTTCTGTTTCAATCTCGGTATTATCTTCAAAAGAATCTCCAACCTGAGTAACAAAATCAAATTGATCTTGAACAAGATCATATCCATCTTCATCCTGAAGAACATGCAAATCTTCTGTGAGCATGCGATATGCTGAAAAATCAAATGAATATTTTTGTTCTTTGACATCAATTTCTGGAATACCAGTGTTGAGTCTTTCGTTTGAGTATTCCCAAAGTTCACACACCAAATCAAACGTCTGTAATGAACCTAATTGATAGAATATAGCTTCATGTTCAACAAATTTAATTACGAAGATCTTTTTATTTAACGGCAAATAGATAAGATCGCCTTCTCGAGGTCTGGCTAATTGATCTACGTTGCCGATTTCATCAAAGAAAGTTCTACGAGCTATCGTAAACGTTATCTGATCTCTAATCTGGAGATTAAACTTAGATAAGAAATCTCCTTCGCCTTGGAATCCAGACACATCTTTGATGTACATATCAATAAAGAATGACTGATTGTATTCTGATACACTGTCTTCACCATAAATTTCGTCTTTATTTTTCAACTGTCTTGGAATATAATATACATCGTGCCCATATATTTTTATGGATTCGATGATAAGATTCTCGATCAAGTTCTGTTCCATAGAACTTGTGAAGTTGTTGAAGAAGACTGAGGTTGCCATTAGATATATTTCAACCTACCATATCCATAACAGGAAGTGAGTAGCTGCTAATCATCTTATCTTCTAAGTCTGTAATTTCAGCCACAGCATCATTGTAGATTTTTTCACCATTGAATGTTAATCCGCCAGGAAGCTGCATACCAGTAAACTTAGTTAGATTAGAACCCCATTGACGTTTAATCAGAGCAGTTGCATATCTCATTAGCCATTGATCTTTCCAGACGTCAACGTATTCTGTTGGATCTATGATCTGATAAGCTTCAACGAGTAAATATTCATTTGAGAGTGAGTTCCAATCCATGTCGATATACAAGCGATTCATATGTCGATTGTAACGAAGAAGTTGCTTACCGACTAACATTTCAGAAATCAATGAAAGATGTTCCATGACCATGTAGTAAGGAACCATCGATACAGATGTAAGCGTATAGAGATCGTTTAGAGCAATCTGATAACGAATATTAAAGAGGTCATCTGAACGAATAGATGGATCAGCAATATTGAAAAGATTTACTGCACCTATGATATTATCTGGAACCGTAATATACTTATTAGTCTTATCTGTATCAGTAACTAGATGCTTATAATAAATCTTCTCAGTGCCATCAAAATGATAGTCCCAGTAATAACGTAAAGCATCATCAATACGATCTTCTACTTGATCTTCGTCTACGTTGATTTCGATGACAGGTTTGCCTAGTCGTCTTAGGCAATATTCTTTGAATGCAGCACGAGTAGTTGGAATAGCCATCGATTTCTCCGAGATTTATAGAGTATTTATATAGCGTTATCGAGTTACTTCTGGAGTAACCGTGACTATTCCTTCTTGGACTCTTGTTACTATCGCAGCATTACTTGT